CCGACCACGACGACGTCGAGAACATCGCGGTCGTCAAGCTCGCGAACCCGCTACGCGCGCAGACGGTGGCCAAGCTCGCTCGGCGGGCGGACTCGCCCTCGATGACGCGCTGGCAGTGGCTACGCTTTGCCTGCGGAATCTGGACCGAGTCCGAGGAGCCCTGGATCGATCCCCGGGAGTGGGATCGCCTGGCGCGGCCGGGTGAGATCGGTTCCGACGAGCCGTGCTGGGTAGATGTCCGCGTGATGTTCAAGCGCGCGGCGATCGTGATCGGGGCGCGGCGTGACCGGGTTCTCGTGGTGCGCGCCGAGATCCTCGAGGCCGCGACCTACCCCGACGTCGAGGAGGCAATCCGCCGGGTGGGCGTCGAGTACGACGTCCGGCAGATCACGCACCCCGGGCGCGGCTTCGGCCGCTCGGCCCGGCTCCTCGAGGATGAGGGCTTCCCGATGGTCGAGCTCCCGGGGTCGCTCGAGCGGATCTCGACGGCGTCGGGCGCGCTGTACCGACTGATCTCGGCCGGGGAGCTCGTGCATGACGGTGACCCGGCCCTACGTGCCCAGGTGCTCGGTGGGCGGGCGCGCAAGGACGAGCGGGGCTGGCGCCTGGTCGAGGCCGAGTCCGGGCATCCGGTCGAGGCGCTGATCGCGCTGGCCTTCGTCGCTCATACCGCCGGTGCCGATGAGGCCGAGCCGGGGCTCCGAATCCTCGGGGCCGAGTAGACCGACCCTCCCGAAAGGACGGACGAGATGCCGCAGCTTACGGACGGCGCGAAGAACGCGATGCTCGATACCCTCGGGGGCCGGAACGGCTTTCTCAGCCTGCACAGTGGGTTCCCGGGTACAACGGGGGCCAACGAGCTCGCGGGCGGATCGCCGGCGTATGCCCGCAAGGCACATACCTGGAACGCCGCGGCCGGTGGAGTATTGGACGACTCCAACGCTCCGGTGTTTGACGTGCCGGCCTCGACCACGGTGCAGTACTCCGGGCTGTGGAGCTTGGTTACGCTCGGTGTATTCGACGGATGGGTGCCGCTCGGCGCCACGGCCGATCCGTTCCTGTTCACCGCCGAGGACACGACCGACGTTCTCACGGCCGACGGTCACGGCCTGGCCGATACGACGCAGGTGATCGTGATCGACGTCGGAACCTCCGGGGCGCTCCCGACCGGCCTGACCGAGGGCACGGTCTACTTTGTTCGCGACTCGACGACCGACACGTTCAAGCTCGCGCTGACCTCGGGCGGCGTGGCGATCGACCTCACGACCGACGGCGCCGGGTTCGTCCAGCGCATCCTGCCCGAGGTCTTCGCCGCGCAAGGGACCTTGACCGTCACGGACACTGATATCGCACTCCTAGCGTAGGCGGCGCCTGTGTGGTCACCGATCGTGATCGTGTTCGCCAACGGGTTGCGGTACGTCGTCGGCTACGGCTTCGTTGCGGGCTCGCGCATCCTCGACCTCGCCGAGGTCGCGCCGGAGCTACGGCGTCTGTGGGCCGCCGACGCTGCTGCGGCGTTGCAGGACTCGCGTAGGCATTGGGCGCGCCGCCGGGCGTTCCGGGCCGCGTAGATGTCGCGTCAGTTCAACGGCACAGACCAGGTCATCCGGGTCGGGGATGTCGCCACGATCGACATAACGGGGACCGCGCTCACGCTCTCGGCCTGGGTCAAGCCCTTCGTTGTTCCCTCCTCGGAGTGGATCACCTGCTTCGCGAAGTGGGAGAGCGCCCCCGGTACCCCCGTGTGGCAGTACGCCCTGTCGATCCACCAGACCAGTAGCCGTCCCGCGGGGGGCATCGGGACCGGGACCGGCTCCACAAACGATTTTACCGGTGACACCGGCAACGAGATCGTCCGGCCGATGGAGTGGCAGCACCACGCGCTGGTCAAGGACGGGGTCGCGGGCCAGAGCCTCCGCGTCTACTACAACGGGAACGAGACCGACAGCACCGCCTCGACCGGGACGATCCCCAACACCGCCGCGGAGCTGCAGTTCGGGGGTCCGGGGCTGACCACCGCGGGCTCGGATGTCGATGCTGCCGAGACGCTCATCGGGCTCATGGCCGAGTGCGGGATCTGGAACGTCGCCCTGACCGCCGCCCAGATACAAGAGCTCGCGAACGGGGTGCTGCCGAGCGCGGTCCAAGCCGCGAACCTCGTTGGGTACTGGCCCCTGACCGGCACCGACTCCCCGGAGCTTGACCGGTCGGGGAACGGGAACAACGGGACCGTGGTCGGCGGGGCTCCGATGAACACCGACCGCCCCCGCCAGGGGGAGAAGCGGCACCACACCGCCCAGTTCCCGAAACCCCTGCTGAGAGGAGCCTGAAGGTGCTGTTGCTTACCGCCACCACCGACAAGCTCCAGCTCGTCACGAGCGCGGCGGTGACTGTCGACGTACACGCGTCGGTGATGGACCACACGCTGTCCACTGACAACGTCGAGGGCGCGAAGCAGAACACTGCGATCACGACCGCGACGACGACGGACATCGTGGCGGCCCCTGCCGCCGGGACCACGCGGAACGTGAAGGGCCTGTTGATCCGCAACAAGCACGCTACGACATCGGTGGACGTCACGGTCGTCTTCGACCAGAACGGCACCGACTTCGAGCTCCACAAGACGACACTGCGTGCGGGGGAATGCCTGGAGTTCGTGGAGGGTGTCGGGTTCTTCGTCCTGACGGTTGCCGCGAACGCACTCCTGCGGACGAATAAACTCACCGCCGACCAAACCAACTCCACGACGACCGCGACCGAGGTCACGGGGCTTTCGCTGATCACGGGGCTCGGGACCTTCGACTTCCGGTACAAGATCATCACCACGACCTCGGTCACGACCACCACCCCGAAGTTCGCGGTCAACCACTCCGGGACCGTGACCCAGTTCGTCTACTGGGTCTACTCGGTGTCGGCGACCACCACGGCCTCGGACGGCATCATCGACGGCGACGTGTCGCTGACCACGGGTGGCTTGTTCAACGTCCAGGCCGCACGGGCCAAGTCCACCACCGCCCTGACGGCCTTCGTGTCGCACGATGCGACGACCGAGGTCCTCTACGTCATCGAAGGCATCTGCACGGTGACCGTCGACGGCGAGTTGGAGTTGTGGCACGGCTCGGAGACTGCGGCGCTGACCACGACGAAGGCTGGCAGCTCGCTCAGCCTCATCCGTACCGGGGACTAACAGCCGATGCCGGACATCGGCTGGTTCGACCCCGAGAGCCACGCCCAGGCATGGTTCGACCCGGAGCTGTTCGACGAAGGCTGGTTTGACCACGAGCTTATCGAGACCGGCGCGGGCGTCTCCAGGACCGGCCGCGTCACCTCAGCGGTGGGCTGCAGGGCAGTTGCCACCGGCGCTCGCTCGGAGCCGGGCCGCGCGGCGGTCGCCGCCGCTACCCGGTCGATCGCGAGCAAGGCCGCCGCGATCGGCGGTCGATCGATCGCGGCGATCGGTGCTCGATCGGTAGGGGCGAAGGGCGCCGCGCGGGCGGCTCGAGTCGGCGTAGCGGTCTCGATCCGCTGCACGGCCGTCAAGAACGCCTCGAGGTCGGGGCGTATCGCACCGGCGGTCGCCGATCGCTCGGTCGCGACGAAGGCGGCATCCCTACCCGGGCGGGCTACGTCGGCGATCGCCTCGAGGGCGCAGGCCACCAAGGCCGCCTTGAGGACCGGACGTTCAGTGGCCGCGATCGGTACGCGCTGCACGGCCGTCAAGAACGCCTCGGCCGTAGGACGTGCGGTCGCCGGATTGGCGGTCCGATCCACGGCCCGGGGCGGTCGGGCATCGACCGGTCGTGCGGCGGTGGCGTGCGCCTCGCGGTCGACGATCTCCGCGGCGCGGAGCGCCCGAGGTCGCGTCGCCGTCGCCGTCGGGAACCGGGCTACGGCGTTCAAGGGCGGGCGCGCCGTCGGTCGAGTTACCGCCGCGTGCGCGGTGCGGGTGACGTTCACCGTCATCGGGATCGTCGTCATCCCGGGGCCGACGTCCGCCGATATCACCGCGGGCAACATGGCCAACGTGACCGCGAGCGGTCGAGACGCGGACGTAGTCGACGCTCGGCATCTTGCCGACGTCACGACGTAGGGGAGATCACCGTGGCGAACCTTGAGTTCTACAAGCGCGAGGACGGCCTGTTCGACTGGCGCCTGATCTCGTCGAACGGCCAGATTGTCGCGACGTCGGGCGGCCAGGGCTACACCGAGCGCAACGACGCGGTCGAGGGCGCCGCGCGGGCGCGGGAACTGTTCATGGAGGTCGAGGTCCGATGATCTGGATCACGCGGGCACTAGAGGTCGCCGGCTTCGCGCTCGTCACGGCGGGGGCGTGGGTACTGCGCCCGTGGCTGGGGCTCGTCGTCGCCGGCGTCTCGCTGATCCTGCTGACCAACTACGGCTGGACCGAGTACGGCGAAGACATCGAGCCCGAGGGGGAGCCCACGATCGAGGAACGATTGACCGAGCTCCGACGCCCCGTTATCCCGCGGCTGAGCAGGACCGGCTGAGGTGCCGGTCCTACGCGAGCTGTTCGATAGGCGCGAGCGCCGGGAGCTGACGGGACTTCAGGAGATCCTCGACTCGCGCCTGGGCACCAAGACGTTCTCGGGCAAGCACGTCACACCGGAGAATGCGCTCGGGGTCTCGGCCGTCTACGCGTGCGTCACGCTCATCGCCGAGTCGATCGCCATGCTGCCCGGCGATGTGCTGCAGCGCGACGGCAACCGGCGGATCCCGCAGCCGGATCACCCCTACCAGCGGCTGCTGTTCGAGAATCCGAACCCGGAGCTGACGTCGAACGAGCTCTGGTCGCAGACGATCGGCTGGCAGCTCATCCGGGGGAACGGGTACATCTACGCGCCGTCGAATCGGACAACGGGTCTGGTCGAGGCGATATGGCCGCTGGCGGCCAACCGCGTCGAGGTCGTCCGCGTCCGCGAGACCGGGCGCCTCGGATACATCGTCAACTTCGGGCGGTCCGACCTCGAGCGTCCGCCCGGCGTGGAGTCGGGTAGCCGGGTTGGGTTCGACCAACGGGACGTCTGGCACTTCCGCGCCTTCGGTAGCGGTCCCATCGGCTACTCGCCGATCTGGCTCGGTCGCCAGGGCGTCGGTGTCTCGATGGCGGCCGAGGAGTACGAGGCCCGTTTCTTCGACAACGACGCGACGCCGGGCGGCGTGATCCAGGTTCCGAAGACGCTCTCGAAGGAGGCGTACGATCGGCTCGTCGCGAATTGGAACACGCTTCACCAGGGCGCCAAGCAGGCGCACCTGATCGGGCTGCTCGAGGAGGGCGGCCAGTGGCAGGACACCGGGCTATCGAACGAGGACGCGCAGTTCCTCGAGCTCCGTAGGTTCCAGCTCCAGGAAATCATGCGGTGGTTCGGGCCGATCCCGCCTCATCTCATCAGTGACGTCACGCCGGCGACCTCGTGGGGGACCGGTATCGAGCAGCAGGGGCTCGGGTTCGTCCGCTACTGCCTCGGTCGCTGGATCTCGCGCAACGAGCGGACGATCAACAAGCGACTCTTAGCCGGAGCCTCCCCCCCCGGGCTCTACGCGAAGTGGAACGTGAAGGCGCTCGAGCGCGCGGACCTGCGCGCCCGCGCCGCGGCGCTGCACATCATGCGACTCGATGGCGTGGTCAACGCCGACGAATGGCGCGCGATCGAGGACATGGAGCCTATCGGCGGCGACGCCGGCGAGGCGTACCTGAACCCGTTGAACTTCGCCCCGGTCGATGCCGAGCCGATGACCGAGGAGAACGTCCGCGAGCTCGTCGCGGTGATGGTGGCCGAGCTGAACGGGCACCGATAGGAGGAACGATGGAACGCGAGCGACGGACGAACACCGTCACCGATATCGAGGTTCGTGAGAACGACGACGGAGGGATCGCCTTCACGGGCCACCCCGCCGTGTTCAACCGACTGTCGGAGCCCATCATGGGGGCGTTCGTGGAACAGGTAGACCCGGACGCCTTCACCGTGACGATTGGGGAGGACCGGGCCGACGTTCGGATGCTCGTCAACCACGATGGCGTACCTATCGCGCGGACGAAGTCGGGCACGCTCGAGCTCACGACCGACGATGTCGGTCTGCGGTCGCACGCTCCGTCGCTCGATGGTCGGAACCCAACCGTGGTCGAGCTCGCCTCCGCGATGGGCCGTGGTGACCTCGATCAGATGTCGTTCGGATTCCGCACGATTCGCGAGGACATGGACTACGAGGCGACGCCGCTTCCGATCCGCACGCTCCTCGAGGTGCAACTGTTCGACGTCTCCCCGGTCACGTTCCCCGCGTACCCCGATACCGACGCTGAGATGAACGGCCTCATCGTCGTACCGCTCGAGCTCCGATCGCGACTCGGGATCCGGGCGGCGATCCCGTCGCACGACACGTCGGTGCAGGAGGGCGACTGGGACGGGCCGAGCGCCGTCGCGAGCATGCCCGCCGAGGCCGCGACGCTCCGCTACTGCCACGCCTGGTTCCTCGGCGGCGACGCTGATCCCGACGCGAAGGCGTCCTACAAGTTCCCGCACCACGCGACGTCGGGTGGCCCGGCGAACCTCCCCGGGGTCCGTAACGGCCTTTCGCGGCTCCCCCAGGCCGATATCCCCGACGGCGATCGCGGGGGCGTCGAGGCGCACCTGCGCGCGCACCTCGAGGCGGCCGAGGAGGAGGCATCGGAGGAGAACGACGCACGCGGCGCGCTGCTGGACTTCGACGCCGCGCTCGTGCAGATCGTCGAGGATAGCCGGGAGGGCAAGGTCCTCTCGGCGTCGTCGGAGGAGAAGGTCCGCGCTGCGATTGAGGCGCTGAAGGCCCTACTGGCCGCGGCGACCAAGGACGAGGCGAACGCCTCGCACTACCGCAGCGTGGCGGCGGCACGCGATCGCCTGCTGGCGCTCGCGCACCGGTCCTAGCAACACCGCTCGTCGGGCCTCGGTCGGGCCTCGGTCGGGCCTCCCGTACGGGGAGGACACCCCCGAGGACACCCCCGAAGGACACCCCGCGCGGGTCCGGTATCGAATCGAACGAAGGAGGAGGCATGAGCCTGCGAATCCCGGGCGCCCCGATCGCGGCGAAGGTCGCGATGAGGCCGCTCGGATACACGCGCGCGGGCCGCGCGGTCTGGCCCATCGCAGGGGGATCCCCAACCCTGACGATGGACTCGAAAGACCTCAAGGCCCAGCGTACGGCGCTCATCGAGGAGATGAACGCCCTCGTCGACAAGGCCAAGACGGAGAACCGCGAGCTCACCGACGAGGAGCGCGCGGACCTGCACGGCAAGGATGAGCGGATCGTCGCGCTCGACGACGACATCCCGACGGCCGAGCGCATGGAGGCGCGGACCGCCGAGCTCGCTGCCAGCGAACCGGGGGACGGGAAGCTCCGCATCAAGGTCGGCGCCGAGGAGAACGTCTATCGGCCGGGTGGCGAGCACCGCTTCATGGTGGACGCCTTCCGGGCGAAGTTCTCCGCGGACGCGAAGGCCGGCGAGCGGCTCGGGCGCCACAACGAGATGCGGATCGACGAGTATTTCGGGAACCACCCGGAGTACCGTGACGTGGGCACGGGGGCCTTCACGGGCCTCGTGGTTCCGCAGTACCTCATCGACCTCGTGGCCCCGTTCACGCGGGCCGGTCGGGTGTTCGCGGACCTCTGCCGGGGGATTCCGCTCCCCGACGAGGGCCTGGTACTGAACGTGTCGCGGATCACGACGGGCACCGCTGTCGCCGCCCAGGCGACGGAGAACGCGGCGGTTCAGGAGACCGACGCCGACGACACGCTACTCGCCGTCAACGTGCGGACCTACGCCGGGATGCAGGACGTCTCACGGCAGGCCCTCGATCGCGGACAGATGATCGAGGAGATCCTGATCGGCGACCTGCTCTCGGCGTACCACACGACGCTCGACTCGGCGCTCATCAACGCCGACGGCACGGGTGGCACGCACCTGGGGGTCCGGTCGACCGGCTCGATCAACACGGTGACCTACACCGACGCGACCCCGACGCTCGGCGAGCTCTACCCGAAGTTCGCCGACGCCTGGCAGCGGGTCAACACGATTCCGTTCCTGAACGCGGACCTCGCCGTGATGCACCCCCGCCGCTGGGCGTGGGCGCTCTCGGCGCTGGACACGCAGGGACGGCCGCTTGTCGTGGCCGAGGCCGGTGCCGTCAACGCGATGGGTGTTGGACAGGCCGGCGTGGTGATCCCCACCGTGGGTTCCTTCCAGGGGATCCCGGTGGCGCTCGACGCGAACATCCCGACGACCGCCGGGGCCGGGACCGAGGACGTGATCCTGGTGCTGAACCGCTCGAACTGCATCCTGTTCGAGCTCCCCGGGGAGCCGTTCCAGCTCCGGTTCGAGGAGACGCTCGGCGGGAACCTGACGGTGAAGCTGGTTGTTTTCAGCTACTCAGCATTCACGGCGGGTAGGTACCCGGCCGCGAGCTCGTTGATTACGGGAACGGGCCTCATCGCTCCGGTGTTCTAAGCCGGCTGCTGCGTCTCGCCCCTCGGCAACGGGGGGCGGGGCGGAACGGCCGACCGGCCGAGCCGAGAGGAGGGACCGAGATGGCGGACGACGCGAAGGTCGCCGAGCTGAAGCGGAGGATCGCCGCCGCGACCGCGAGCGGGGATACGAAGGACGCCGAGAAGCTCGCGAAGGAGCTCGCCACGGCGCAGAAGGCCGAGTAGATGGCGGTAACGTCCGCGTTCACGGGGAGGGAGCAGCGAGTGGCGACGCAGGGGGCGGGCGATATCAACGAAGGACGTCTCGAGGGCCTACGGAGGGAGCTCGGCTACGCCGAACGGCGCGGTCGGGAGGATCTCGTCGCGCAGATCAAGGCCGAGATCAGGCGGCTGGGAGGCCAGATGAAAGAGCCGGATCCAGAACCGGAACCCGAGCCGCAGGGCGAGCTCGAGTCGACGGCGCTTGAGGGCGCCCCGGAGACGACCGACGTGAAGCCTCCGGTGCCGCGGCGTCGGACCGCGCGCCGACGGGCGGGGAGGTAGGCCATGAACCTGACGGGCGTTACCCTGGGCTCGGGCGAGCTCCGCGTCGTATCGGGGACGAACCCCGCGGCGAACACGGAGATCACCGAGGCGATCGCCGTCGCGACGTACTGGCAACTCGTTGCCGTGAAGCTCACGATGGTCCAGGGTATTACGCAGACCCCTCAGCCCATTCTGCTGATCGACGACGGTGCGACGGTCTTCTTCGAAGGTTTCGGATCATCCGCCGCGCAAGCCGCCTCGACGACGTGCGTCTATACGTTCGCTCCGGGGCTGTCGCTGACGGGCCAGATTGGATCGGGCGCGAATGTTCACTCGAACGCGCCACTACCGTCGGATCTGCTCATCGGGCCTAGCTACCGAGTTCGTACGTCGACGCTCGGTATCGGGGCCAACAGCGACTACGGCGCCCCGGTCCTCTACGTCATCGAGTACGCCTAAGCGATGGCCGACTTCGCGACGCCGACCGACCTGCGGCACTTCCTCGGGATCGCCCACGAGAACGTCGACATGGGCCGGGCGAAGCGTCTCCTCGCGCAGGCGACGCAGCTCATCAAGGACTACTGCCGCCAAACGATCGAACGCGTCGCGAACGACGCCGTCACGCTGATCGGCCGCGGGGAGGAGACACTGCTCCTACCGGAGCTGCCGGTCGTCTCGATCGCGTCGATCACCGAGGACGCGGTCGCCGTACCGGCCGCCGACTTCGACGCGGCGTCCTCCGGCGTCCTTCGGCGCCTGGTCGGCGCGTGGGGTACAGAGTCCGATCCCTCGACGATCGTCGTCACGTACACGCATGGGTTTTCCCCGCTGCCGCAGAGCGTCCGCGCGATCTGCCTGTCGATCACCGGTCGCGCCTACTCGTTCCGTCAGCCGGGTATCGAGTCCCTCGCGCTCGACGGGCTCTCGGAGGCCCGGGGGTACTGGCCGGACATGGTGCTCACGATGCAGGAGCAGAAGGCGCTCGAGCCCTATGCCCTGCCCTACGCGCTGACGCGATGACGACGCGGATCCGCGGGCTCGACGTCCTGCAGCGGCGGCTACGGGATCTGATCGACGGCCTGCGCCCCGGGGGCGAGGAGGCTCGGCAGGCGGCGGCCGAGGCGATCGCTACACGGGCGCGCGCCCTCGTCGAGGTTCGTAGCGGCGCGACGCGGGCCACGATCCGTGCCGAGGGCGGAAAGGTCGTGGCCGGTGGCGCCGCGCTGTACCTCGAGCGGGGGACGTCGAAGATGCCCGCCGAGCCGTTCCTGGTACCGGCCGTTGCACAGTCGCAGTCGCAGGCGACGGACGCGGCGGCGGGCAAGCTACGCCAGGTGATCGACCGGGCGCTCTAGGACTGCTCTCGGTTCTCGTTGCGTGCGTCGCGCTCTGCGCTCTCGCGCAGGAGCTGCGTCTGCTCCTCGACCTGCTCGAGGGTCTTCTTCGTGTAGCGGGCCGTGCGCTCCTTGTCGGAGCGGAAATCGATCAGGCCGAAGGTCAGAACCGAGGCCGACTTGCGGATGACACCCACGGGATCACCTCCCTGGGCGGAAGTGTAGTCAGGAGGAGGACGGATGGCGAAGTTCAGCGCGTTCGGGGTGCAGTTCCGACGGGCGACCGTCGTGATCGCCCAGGTCCGAAGCATCTCCGGTCCAGGGTTGTCGATGGACACGATCGACGTGACCTCTCACGACTCCACCGGCGCGTGGCGGGAGTTCGTAGCTGGTCTCATCGACGGCGGCGAGTTCTCGCTCGAGCTCATCTTCGACCCGGATAACACCGGGCACGCGAACCTGCGGACGGATCTCACGTCGCGGACGTCGAACACCTACGACATCCGGTTCGTCGACCCGACGCCGCAGATCTGGTCGTTCACCGGGTTCGTCACCGCGTTCGCCCCCGAGGCATCGGCCGACGGTGACCTCGTTGCGAACGTGACGGTCAAGACGACCGGCGCGATCACGGTGACGTAGTGGTCGCGAAGGACCGGGCGAAGGGGTACACGGCGACAGTCTGGCGTGGCCGGACGCTCTACGTCTGCGACCGCTGCGGCGCCGACTCGTTCGATGAGGCCTGGATCCGCGAGCACGTCGGCGAGCACCCCGCGCCGCGTAGAGCGAAGGCCGCGACTCACGACGACGGCGAGGTGAGCGAATGACGAAGTTCGCGGCGTACGGGGCGGCGCTGAAGCTCGGCGACCAGGAGGCTATCCGCGTCGCCTCGGCGACCTGGGCGGCGGGTACCGCGACGTTCACGACGGTCTCGGCGCACGGGTGGTCAAACGGCAACACGGTGAAGGTCGTCGGCATGTCGCCTGCCGGCTACAACAACACGGCGACGATCGGCGGCGCGGCCGGCTCGACGTTCACACAGACGATCGCCGACCCGGGCGTCGCGACTGCGGCCGGCACGGGCTGGGCGAAGCTCGCCGATACGTTCGCGACGATCGCCCAGGTCCGTACGATCACTGGGCCGGGCCTCGCGATGGACACCGTCGATGTCACGACGCACGACTCGACCGGGGCCTGGCGCGAGTTCGTCGCCGGTCTGATCGCGCTCGGCGAGGTGTCGCTCGACGTCGTGTTCGACCCGGACAACGCCGGGCACATCGGGCTACGGACCGACCTCGTCGCTCGGCAGGAGATCCGGGGCTTCCAGATCGTGTTCCCTGACTCGACCGCGACGACCTGGTCGTTCGACGGCATGGTGACGAACATCACGCCCGAGGCGACGGTCGACGGTGCGCTCGAGGCGGCCGTGACCATCGGGCTCTCGGGACCGGGAACACTCGCGTAGCGAAAGGGGGAGGGGATGTACATCATCGGCGACGACGGGCAGGACATCGTCAACGTCGACGTCGCGTTCGCGTTCGGTCGGGCGGTCCTGCCCGATGGGAACGCGGCGCTTGTCGCCTACGGCCCGGGGATTACGTCGATTCTCATCAAGGGGAGCGAACACCGAGTCGAGGCCGGGATGCGCGCAATCCACGAGGCGCTCAAGAACGGCCAGCCGGAGATCCTCGACCTGGCGCAGGCGGTCGGGGTCGGCTCACGCCCGGCGGCGTCGACCGCGCTGACCGTGCCGAAGATCGTCGTACCGACGGACGTGCGGCCGAACGGCGGCCGGTGATGGGCGACCTGCTCACGCGTGACCAGATCCTCGATGCCGACGACGTCGAGTTCGCGGATGTGTCCTGCCCCGAGTGGGGCGGCACCGTTCGCGTCCGCGGCCTGACCGGCGCAGAGCGCGATGAGTTCGAGCTCGACATCTCGCGGATCCGTGGGAGCGAGGTCGAGCTCCGGCTGCAGAACGCGCGGGCCAAGCTCGTCGCTCGGTCCTGCATCGACGACACGGGCCAGCGGCTGTTCACCGATACCGACGTGACCCGGCTCGGTCACAAGTCGGCGAAGGCGCTGAACCGGGTATGGGGCGTCGCACGCCGCCTATCCGGGCTCACGGCCGAGGACGTCGAGGAGCTGGTGCAGGATTTCGACGGAGCGACCGCCGGCGAGCCCGATTCCGTCTCGCCCTTGCCCTCGGCCGCACCGTAGCCGAGCTTGAGCTCGGGCTCCCCGGGGCGTTCCGCCCTATCTCCTCGCGTGAGCTGACGGAGTGGATCGCGTACGAGCGCGTCCACGGCCCGATCGACAACCGGCGGGGGGACTATCAGGCGGCGCTGATTGCGCAGCTACTCGCGTCGGCGTTCCGCCGCAAGGGTGCGCCGGCGCCGCAGCTCAAGGACTTTCTGCTCGCGTTCGATCGGGCCGAGCAGACGCCCGAGCAGATGCTCGCGGTCGTGCAGCAGCTCGCGACGGGGGAGTAGATGGCAACGCTCGCTACGCTGGTCATCGAGGTCGACACCGATACCTCCGACGCGATCGCGGGGATCAACCGGCTCGATTCGGAGGTCGGGGGCGGTCTCGGCTCGATGGCGAAGACGGTCGGCAAGGGTGTCGCCGTTGGTGCCGGGATCGCCGCCGCGGGTCTAGCGACGATGGGCACGATCGCCGTCAAGAGCGCGATCGAGGCCGAGAAAGTCACCGCACAAACGCAGGCCGTCCTCGAGTCGACCGGGGGGGCGGCGAACGTTACGGCGACCGAAATCGCCGACCTCGCGAGCGAGATCCAGGGCTACTCGGGCATGTCGGACGAGGCCGTGCAGTCGGGCCAGAACCTGCTGCTGACGTTCACGAACATCCGCAACGAGGCCGGCAAGGGCAACGACATCTTCAATCAGACCACGGCGATCATGGCCGACATGTCCACGGCGCTTGGCCAGGACACGTCGGCGTCGGCGATCCAGCTCGGGAAGGCGCTGAACGACCCGATCAAGGGCGTGACGGCGCTGCAGCGGGTCGGCGTAGCGTTCACCGAGTCGCAGCGCGATCAGATCGCGGCCATGGTCGAGGCCGGTAACACGATGGGCGCGCAGAAGCTCATCCTCGCCGAGCTCACGACCGAGTTCGGCGG